TCCTGAGCAATCTTTACGAACTGGATGAACTTATCCGTGTCCACGTTGCCGTTTAACGCTGTAAATTTAACTACGTCTGCTCTCGATATTAGTAATGCTTCTGCCATTTCTTATTTTGGTAAAAATCCTTGATTAGGCATATCAATAGGGCGTGTACTTACCAATGCTGGATTCTTTACAACATATCCGTATTTTTCTGCCTTTTGACCTGCTATAACTTTTGCTTTCGGTGAGTTTACGTCTATTCCTACACCTTCAAAACTTGCATATACTCGCTTATTCCATCTGTGGTGACAATTACCCCCACCTTTGTAAAGCCATATATCATAAATATCTATTCCGTTTGGTCCCCAGCCTTCATTAACTACTTGTTGGCTCATTAACTGAATATCCTCTTTACGGTAAATCTTATTTGCACTTGTCATTTTTTGGCAAAAAGGTCTACTCTTATCGCTTGTGTCACCAGCATAAACATAACGAGTAATGAACTTCACCCCGTCAATTACATCGTCTTGCGTACTTTTTGCGTTAGGTCTTGCAGTTCCCGTGTTTACGAATTCGTATAACTTGCTAAATAAACTCTTTTTAGGCTCTTTAGACAGCATTTCGTTCTCTGTATCGTCTAAATCATAGTCAACAGGATATTCGTCTATTAGAAGCCAATTTTCGCTTGGTTCTTCGCCTTTGTCGATTAAGGCTTTTGCAACTTCGTTGTCTAATTTACTTAAAGTAACGCCTGTCTCCTGCGCTATTTGTTCGGTAGTTTGAGCGTTTTCAAGATCAGTAAATTCTAAAGGCTTAAGTGTCTTGAAGAATAGGTTTAAAGTGATCCCATTAAACGTTAAGCACTTTTCAATAGCTGAAAGAATTACATCTTGTTTCGGGCGGATAACCAAGTTATCGAAAAGTACGAATGAATTTTGTAATTCATCTGCATTAGAACTAAAGCCATTTGATGAAGCAATACCAAACATTAAAGGAGAAGTAACGTTGTGCGAAAGCATGATTTTACGCATACATTCCTCGCTCAGTTGGTTGTATAAGTCTGGAGCATCATTAACAGGCATTGCATCTACCGTAGTTTTGCTTTCTGCGTTGTTATTGAACGCTACAATAACTTTGTGTCCGTTAGTTCCTGAGAGTTGGCTTACAACCTTTGATTTTATGATATCTTGTTGTTCTTCGGTAGGTACTCCGTTATTGAAGTTCACCACTACTCTACCAGAGAAACCTCTTTGAACCTCATTAATTAGGTAGTTAGATATTTCTTCTTCTAAAACAGCATAAGGTAAACCACCTTGATAGTCAACATAACTAAAATACTTCATACCTACCGAATAAGGCTGAATGAAAAGTATTTCAATAGGCTCTTTACTAAATCCAAACGCTGGTATTCTTTTAGGTGTGTAGTTCCTTACGTCTTCCCAATTATTTGAATAGTAATACGCTTCGATTTCTCCGTCTTTATTACATTTTTCGGGAGCTAATAGCTGTACCGGAATATGATAAAGTTTCTGTATCTTCTTTCTATCCGATGTGTAATGTACTTGGAATGCTGCTTGACCTAACATCTCAAAATCCAATACTACCTTACGTAGATCATCAGCAGATAGCATAGCCATCATTTGAGCATACTCATTCGGTTTCTTGCTGGCATCCGTAGCACTTAATCCCTTACCATAAATCAATCGAGAAATGTTATTTATGATTGCGTTATTGGTAGTCGAGTTTTTGTATCTATCAATCAAAAATGAATAATAGGAGTTATTCTCTCCATAGGTTACCCATTCATTCTTCTTTGATTCTTCGATAACTGGTGCTTCGTATTGTGCCAGTTGTACTACGTGGATATTACTCATAAAGGATAAAGTCGTTATTAGATGTATTTACCGTGTATTGTCCGTCATTTACGCTGAATACAGGAATGCTTTGATTAGTACAGAATACCTTATCATAAAATACTACATCCGTGTTTTGTTTCAATTTCAATATGTAAAAATGCCCTTGCTTTAAGCTGAAGGTAGCCGTGATTGTATTGTAATACTGACCAACTACATTCGTGGTAATAGTTACATTCGTGCTTACATTCGTTTGTTCATCCGTAATCGTAAGCGTATTGTACGTATTTGATCGTGGAATGAAATTAAACGTTTGTGCCGTTGCTGTCTCTTGCAGTATTATCATAACATATTAACTTAACTAAAGTGCTTTTGTTTTGAAATAAAAAAGGGGAAGCCGAAGCCACCCCTCTTTTACACATTAAACTTTAACACTACGAAGTTACGATAGTAGCATTAGAAAGCACCGTTACAAGTCCAGCTTCAGTAGAACAATTCAAGAAGTTAGCAGGGATATTCTCTTGGCCCACAAAGGTCAAGGTGTAACCATTAGCGTCACCCATGTTCGTTCCGTTTGAAATAACACCTGTTGTTAAATCCATTCCTCTTTCAAGACCAGCTAGGAAAAATTGTCCAGCACGACTTCTCACAATGATGTGAGGCCTGCCCCATCCCAAAAGTTTCACCAATTTATGTTTAGCAGCAGACTGTTGTTTAAGCATTACAGTCAATGTTTGCTCTACATAAGTAGTTCCGTTATCACGGCTAGAAGTAATAGTTTGTTCGAAAGAGTTAGCACCTTTCAATTCAAATTTGTACACGTTAGATACGGAGTTGATGTCGTTGATCATATCCGTGTTTGTAACGTCATACGTTAGGTCAGTAGCAGCATAATCTCCGTAGTTGATAATATAGATTGCATCTAATCCACCAACTACTGATTTACATGGTTCCGCTACTCCATTTGCGATATCACAGCTCATTTTTTTTCTGTTTTAAATGTTATAAAAAAAGGGTGGCAGATATTCCACCACCCATTCTATTCGGTTAGTTAAAATTAGTTAGCGGAGTTTGTAATTCCATAAGTAACGATATCCTCTGCAAATCCGTACGTCGCAGTTGCCGTGAAACGCATTACTACTCGGAAATTCTGAGAACCATCAATCGGGCGCATATCGATAACACGTGCTTCGTTCATCTCATTTAGCAATCCTGTACCAAAATGTAGGTTAGAAGTTGGTGTTGCGATAGCTGTGTTAGCAGCAAGACCGTTAGCCATGAATACTGGAATACCATCGAAGAACACATCACCTAGAACTTGGTTAGTTCCTTGTGCGTTAACCCCTGCAGCACCAAGACCTGAAGCACCGAATCCGCCCAAAGCACGAACGTACGCTTTATAGATGTTTTGAGAAACATAAAGTTTCAAATCTTCTACTCCATAAAGACGTGCTGGGATAGCATCAACGATCAAACCAAGTTGTGCAATAACGTTTGAAGCAGTAACAGTTGTACCACCTACTTCTTGAGCAGAAGGCAAGTTAGCATCTGCAGCAATCTGTGTAGAGATACCATCGAATTGACCAGCAGTAGCGTTAGCACCTGTCCAAATTGTAGTCTCCATAGAAGAAGCTACTTTTTCAGCAACGTGTGCCAAAATGAAATCTTCAAAAGATTTAGGAATTGAGTTGTAAGCTGAATAACCCATCTCTGTTGCTTGCCAGTTAGAAGCCAAAGTCAACGCACAAAGTTGTAGGTTTACTTGGAATTCTTCCGGAGCCAATACACGCTCTGTAAGAGTAACTGTAGTAGAATCAGAGAAATCACATGAAGCATTGGCAATCACGTTACCAGTAGCTACACGCTGAATTACTTGCTTGTACTTTACGTTTGGATGGATAGTAAGTCCACCTTTTTCTAATGTTGGAGCAGACAAAAGGGCTGCTGCAATGTACTTACCTGCGAACTCGCCAGCATAAGTACTCCCTGTAATTGTTAATGACATTTTTTATGTATTTATATTATTTGCTTAATTTATCTAGGATTCTATCCATTGTAGACATTCCGCGTTTTTGAGCGAATTTCATCACTTCAATAGGTGTTTTGTCTTCAGGATTAAACACGATTGGTTTCACTTCAGTTAATTCAACCTCTTGCGTAGTTTCTTCAGTAGTAGTTGTTGTAACAGGATCAACTTTTGAAAACGTCTCCAATTTAGCTTTCAATTCTGCGTTCTCCAATTTCAACGCTTCCATCTCGCTAAAGAATGTTTCCTTAATAATAGATTCAACTGTCTTTTTAGGGTTAGAAACTTCAGGAGTTGCCTCTGCTTCAACTGGCACTTCTGCTTCAGGTTGTTCCATTGGTGCTTCCCCTTCAGCAGCTGGAGCTTCTTTAACTTCAGCAATGATACCTTCTATTGCAACAACAAGAATACGACCATCTTCCAATTCATATTCACCTACAGGCAAAGGGATTTTTTGTTCATCTTCTGTTACGATAACTACTGCCATTTCAGGAGCGAAAGAATCAGCTTCGATTACAGTCATTCCATCTGCAAGTTTCATCATTTCAAGTTTAACTTCCATTCCAAGAAGTGTCTTAATTTGGTTTAATACGTTTGTTTTCATAAACTATTAACTTTTCGTTTTTTATTCTGTTGTATTTTATCCAATATTTCTTGGAACTACATTGTGTGTGATGCTGTCCGTGTTTTGAACTAATGAGCCTACTCCTTGATTTTGGAGCGTACCATCACAGCATTCTGGTCTGTACTTTCCATCATCGCATAGACATCCACGTTTTCCACCTTTTGGACTTGTCTTGCTTACTGTTTTTTGCTTTGCCATAACTTTATTTATTTGCCCTGACCTTTGTATAGTTTCAGGTAGTTTTTACTTGTTTTTATTTTACTCGCTTTACTCTTTGAGTGAATGCCCGGTCTTTTCTTTCGTGTTTTTCTCAAAAAGTTGGTTACGTTAGTTTGCTTCGCCATTTTTTATCTGTTCAAGTTTTTTCTGCGCCCATGCAATACCTTCATCACCACCCCATGCTAGCCACATCAAACGCCCGCATCCATCACCTAATTCTTTTTGGGAGTTTTGTCTATGTCTTTCGAATGCTGCCATGCGTGAGATAGTTTCCTCTGAAATCGGTTCGTTATTAGCTAATTGATTGGCTCTAATCTTACCCACAG